ATCAGAACAAAGAAGGTGGCCTCAATGCCAAAGGTAGAGCCTATTTCAAGCGTACTGAAGGCGCTAATCTCAAACCACCAGTATCGGCAAAGCAGGCCTCTAAGTCGCCTAAAGCGGCAGCACGAAGGAAGTCCTTCTGCAGTCGAATGTCAGGGGTTCCTGGGCCACTTAAAGACGAAAAAGGCAGACCAACAAGGAAAGCCTTAGCACTAAAGAAATGGGATTGTCGCTGAGTAGTGCTTTTTACTCTATCGGAATATAAATAATGGCAACTACATACTTACAGTTAGTTAATGATGTGCTTACTAGACTGCGTGAGCCTACAGTTGCGTCTGTAACAGAAAACGATTATAGTTCCCTGATTGGTAAGTTAGTTAATGATGCCAAGCGTGAAGTTGAGGATGCTTGGGATTGGGAAGCATTGGCAACTACTTACACTATCTCTACTTCTAATGGAACTACGTCTTACGCTATTACAGGTGCTGGCGATGCTTCAAGGCTTCATCGTGTCTATAACACCACGAATCGTCTTTATTTAGAAGAAAGACCGCACGAATACTTCATCTCTAATATTGACTTAGCGGCTCAGACGGTATATGGCATTCCTGCTTACTGGGCTACTGATGGCCTTGATGCCAGTGGTGATCTAAAGATTCAGATCTTTCCTGTACCAAACACAACTTATACCATTAAAGTTGATGCTTACACACCAGAAGCAGAGTTAACCACAAACTCAGGTTCAACTAAGTTACCAAAGATTCCTATTGTTGCACTTGCTTGGGCTAAAGCAATTGAAGAGCGTGGAGAAGACGGTGGTGTTAATGTTAGTAGCCAATACGCAGTAGCAAAACAGGCGCTAGCAGACAGGATTGCTGTAGAAGCAAACCGTAGACCTGATGAGTTCTCTTTCTACTCAATATAATGCCCAACAAACCACTACAGTCTACTTCTCTTACCTCCCCTGGCTTCTTTGGTCTAAACACCCAAGACTCAGGGGTGGACATGAGTCCTAACTATGCTTTGATTGCACGCAATGCAGTCATTGATAGGTTTGGACGTATTGGTGCTCGTAAAGGCTGGCAGTATAGAACATCTTCTGGTGGCACATCATCAATGCCAGAAGTAGTGGCTGAGTTTGATAACCACGATGGCACTTTCAGCATTCTGTCATTTGGTAATAATAAGTTGTTTGTTGGTGAAACAACGATGACAGAGAAGTTTGTCAGAAACTCTGATAACAGTGCCAATGCAACTTATACTATCACAGCTAACGATTGGCAAGTTATACCAGCACAGTACAGCAGTGGGGTAAACTACTCTGCTCATGCTGTTATTGTTCAGTCAGGTCATAAGCCGCTGGTATATCACAAGTTGCCTACTAGTGGCGGCGCTGCTCATGCACACAACAGTTCCTATGGCTTTCAACAGTTAGCTGATGTTGGCTCTGTGCCTAGTAGCTATAGTAGTACTACCTTTTTGCCTAAGTGCGGTATTGGTGCTTTTGGTCGGATGTGGTTAGCCAACATAAGTGGCACTGATAAGCTGACAGTGTACTATAGCCGTCTTTTAGATCCTACTGACTTTACTGGCTCTGGATCTGGTGTTATTAACTTAGAAAAGGTTATTCCTGGCGAAGACTCCATCGTTGCTCTCGCCGCACATAACAACTTTCTAATTATATTTTGCACAAACCATATTGTAGTGTATAATAGTGCTGATAACATCAGCAACATTGCTCTGCAGGATGTGATTGTTGGTGTTGGCTGTATTGCTAGAGACTCAGTGCAGAAGATTGGTACAGATATTCTGTTCCTGTCCAACAGCGGTGTTCGTAGTCTAGCACGGACGATTCAAGAGAAGTCTGCTCCTGTGCGCGACATTAGCCGTAATGTTCGTGACCAGTTACTAGATTATCTTACCACTGAAGATCTGACAAAGATTCGCAGTGTTTACTTTGAGGTAGAGGCTTTTTATCTGTTGACATTGCCTGCCTCTGATTTTACTTATTACTTTGATGTCCGACAGTTCCTGCAAGATGGTTCTGCAAGAGCGACTATTTGGGACAACATCAATCCTGGTGGCCTTTGTTCTACACATGACCGCAGATTGCTGTTAGGAAAGACAAATGGAATTGCTCGCTATACAGGCTATGTCGATAACGCATCAACATATACTTTTTCTTATTATACTCCTTATCTTGACTTTGGGTCGCCGTCTGTAATTAAGATGCTAAAGAAGATAGGTATTGTAACTGTAGGTGCGGCTTCAACTACATTTGATATTAAGTGGGCCTTTGACTATGCCACTAACTATCAAGTAGCACGAGTAACAACACCTGCTGCTGATGTTTCTGAGTATGGCATTGCAGAATATGGAATTGCTGAGTATTCATCTTCCATAACTATTGAAAACTTAAAGAAACAATTATCTGGAAATGGTAATGTGGTCCAGATTGGTATCGATGCTGAAGTAAATGGTTACCCAGTATCAGTTCAAAAACTTGACATCTACGCCGTAACTGGAAGGACGATTTAATATGTCAGACTATGTAAAGACTACTAATTTTACAGCGAAAGATACGCTGACCACAGGAGATCCTGCAAAGGTTGTTCGTGGATCTGAAATTGATACTGAGTTTACCAACATTGCTACCGCTATAGCAACTAAGGCAGACAAAGCCAGTCCTACATTCACTGGCACTGTCACGGCAGGCACAGTATCGGCTGGCGCTGTAACGGTGACAAGCCTCACCAATAGCGGCGACTATACTGGTACGATCAGTGGAGGTACATACTAAAATGGCATTTACCGCACAAGACGTAGCAAACTATCTTATTGCTAATCCTGGCCTCACTGATGCTCAGATTGCTACCATAGCCAACCAAGCAGGCGTATCGGCACAAACTCTTGCAGAAGCTACTGGCGTGCCTGTAGCACAGATTGAGCAGCGTGCTGTTGATGCTGGCGTTCCTTTGGCAACAACGGCTACAGCAGCCCCTACTACAACTGCAGCGCCTACAACTACCGCAGCGCCTACAACAACTACTGCGTCTGCAGGAACTGGTATGATGTCTGGAAGTGCTGCGCCTACTAATGTTGCCTCTGGCATCATTCTTGCTGGTGATAGCTGGCTTGCTAATGACAAGACTCTGGCAACACAGATCCAGAATGTTACCAACCGTCAAACAGCCAATCTAGCTGTAGGCGGCTCTACCAGTGCAGACACACTACAGCAACTTAATGAGTTCCTTAAGAATGGTGGTTCCTTTGCTTCTGGTACAACCATTGTTTTGAATACTGGTGGTAACGATTTCTTAAAAGGTGTAAACAGGGATGTAACTAAGTCTAACATTGAACAAATTGTCTCTACTCTTAGCGACAAAGGTGTTAATGTTGTTCTCTCTGGTGCTCCTAAAGTTAATACTGTTGGAGACATTACTTCTAACCAGAAGCTAGAAATTGATCCTATTTACAAAGAGATAGCAGATAAGAATAAGAATGTTACTCTTGTGGATAGTATGTCTAATCTTCTTAGTAATGCTAATCTAAGAACTGCTGATAATATCCATCTGAACTCTGTTGGTCAAGCACAGTTCGCTGATTCTCTTGTTAAGGCCATCACTGGCAACACAGCAACAGGAATGATGGGTTCTGGTGTTGTTCCACCACGGCCTACCTTTGATTCTGTGTTCTCTGAGTGGAATGAGCGTCATAATAAGACATTTGGTACTTATCTTAACTTGGCTCGTACAGGTCAAGAAAATGTCGATAGACAAGTAGCAGAACTTAATAGTGAACTTACAAAACAGCAAGCAGCTTGGGATCAGTCCTATGGGACAACTCAGCAAGCACAGACTATAAAGAATAACCCACCCCCGACATGGAACAACGTCTATGCTACTTGGTCGCAGAAGTACAAAGATGTCTTTGGAACTGATGTTCTAGATCGTCCTTGGAACTCTGATGAAAACGCTATAAAGCAGAAACAAGAGTTAGACAATGCTTACTTAGCTGCTTTAAAAGATTATAACGCTAAGAATGGTACTAATGTGCAACCAGATCCTGCTGTTCTTGGATCTAATGTGCAGCCAAATGCTATCTTTAAAGTACCGGAAGTAAAAAAACCTTCTATTCTTGCTTCTTTAGCACCATTTGCACTAATGGCTACTGGTGTCGGAAGTATTTTAGGCGCTGCTCTTGCACCTACACTAACTGCTGCTGGTCAAGCTGCTCTTGGTAATGCTCTTGTTACTGGATTAACTACTGGGGCTATTTCTGGTAGTGTTGAAAAAGGTTTAATCGCTGGCGCTTTAGCAGGTGGTGGGGCTTATTTATCAGAGTCTGGCACTCTTGGAAACATATTTGATACAGTTGGCCTTGGTGAATACAAGTCTACATTAGGAATACCTACTGGACCATTAAGCACTGGCGGTGCAACTGGTGGTACAACTGGTGCTTTAACAGGTGCAGCCCCTTCTGTTCCTAGTGCTTTTAACGAAGCAGTAAATACTGCACTAACTGGAGGGCAGGCCCCTGGCGCATTTGGACAGGTTGGTACAGGAGGTTTTGGTACTGCATTGCCTAGTGTTTCAGACTTAACT